CATTTGCGTTTACCTTTTACTAAAGTGTGTTTTTTGGGTTTGATTAATATTAAATTCAGTTATTTGCTGAATGCTGAAAGACTCTTTAGATAATGAGCCATTGTTCCTGAAATTGCTTCAGGACCACCTTCTACACCTTCTGATAGAGTTTCAGACTTAGCGGATGGAGATCCAACTCTTGATGGAAAATATGCTTCCTTCAAAGTCTCCAGTTTTTCACGATATTCTGTTTCACTTTCAAACTCAACACTTTCGGCAAGTGAAGCGAGCTTGTCTTTCTGAGTAGCCGCTAGACCCTCAGAAACCTGTTCAAAGATTCCATCAGCAACCGACTCTGCGAGACGCTTGTTTAGATGGATATTTCTTTCGATTTGCTCGTTGAGTTTTTCTTCCATTTCATCAAGTTTTTCTACCATGCTCTCTAGCACATCATATTTATCTTCAGGGATTGTTACATAATGTTCTTCAAAAAGTCCTTTCAGACCACCGAGGAAGGACTCGGTGAGTTCGCCTTTGAGACCATGCTCAATTGCGAGCTCATTTTCCGATACCCACTCTTCGCAAACATACTCTAAATATGAATCAACACGCTCGGTGAGTTCGGCTTTGATCTCTTCGACTTCTTCGATGAGGCGCTCTTCGTACTTAACTTCAAGAGCCTCACGAATTTGAGTAACTTTACTTCTAAGAGCTGCTTCAAAGATGGTCTTAGCCTTTTCTTTGAATTCTTCAGAAAGTTCCTCACCTTCTACTAGAGCATTAACATCTTCTTCGATGTTAAGTTCTTCTTTCATCTTTTTCTTCTCATCCTTCTCTTCTTCGTCCTCTTCATCCTCCTCATCCTCTTCTTCTTTCTCTTTTGCTTCTGAGAAAGTCTCTTCGTCTACCTCTTCAAGATCTTCATCATCGAGTTCTTCTGTCTCATCAATTAGATCCTCATCATCCTCTTCAGTCTCCTCTTTTACAGAAGACTTCATATGAGGCATTGCATCAGCAGACTTAGCGCCCTTAGTTACAATATCCTTAACTTGCTTAAGGGTTGATCCTGGTGTTTTTAACTTCGCTGAATCATCATCAGACTTGTAGTTCTGTGGTGTGGGTCCACCTAAGTCTTCCCAACCTCCAGTTTGACCATCAGGAATACCTGTGGTTAGTTTAGGCATACCCTCTGCTGCTTTTGCTCCAGCATTAACAGCGGTTCTGGATTGCTTTGTGCCTACTTCCATTTCTTGTAAATCTCCACGAGACATTTGAACTCTCCGATTAACCTTAGTTATTTAATCTATATTTATTTATAAATTACAAATTTGCAAGAAAATTATTGAATAAGTTTAATTTATGCTCTTCAAGTCTTTTTTCATCAACTAACGTATTGATACGTCTATATGTTCTTGATGCCGCCTTCTCTCTTAAAATTCCACCATCCCATACCCATTCTTTTCCTTCCATAATTCCTTGAACAAAAGCATCAGGTGCAGAAGGATCAGCAACAATATCTGCCGCAGTTGCAAGCATAAAATCTTCACCAACTTCACTATACCCTTCACGAGTTTGTTTTAGTGAACCAATCCCACGAGAAGAGACTCCGAGAGTAACACCTTCTTTCAGAAGTGATTCTGCAATTTTACCCATTGGTGTAGATAAAATTTGTGCTTTACCAATAAAATTATTTCCTTCTCTATGAAGATCAACAATTTTATGAGAGACACGATCTAAATTTACAGTTGGACCATCAGGATGTCCAAGTTCTCCAAGAGCACGACCTTTATTTACATATTGTTCGCTATAACGCTTTACTTCTCTTTCCATTACTGGGAGTCTGTAAAGTCTACCATTGCGGTTTACTTGCTCACTCTGGAGAAAAACCCCTTGAATATAAAGAGTTTTTTTACCATTTACGCTTTCTGTAAGAACTTCAACCTGTTCGATTTCTTCTGTGATGAGTTTCATTGTTATGCGTTGGATGTGACTTGGACTTGTTGAACATATACAACACCAGAACCTCCTTCAGTTCTAGCTGCTACTCTTTGAGAGAGATACGCAGTTGCATCTTTTGATGAAAATGCAGTTACGATACCACTAGAATTATGATTTACTACAATCGTTCTCTGAAAATCACCATTGTAGTTTGAAGAGGTATTTACGGAAATAACTTCAACATGATTAAAGTTATAATAACTTTGACCAGAAGATTCCAATGTAATAAAATCACCAACACCAAATGGCGCTTGAGTTCCCTCTGCAAAAGTGATTGTTGTCGTTGCTCCAGTAGTAATTCCAACAACTCTATTTGATGCTCGTGTTAAAGCAAGAGATGCAGATTCTCCAGCAGCAATATAATAATCTGAAGTAGTTGCAGTGGGGTTTGTTCCAATCGCAATGAATGCACCTGCAGTTACAGCAACAACTCTAAGGTTGGTTGTTTTAACTGCGAAGGATGTGGTCATCCCAGAAGTTGCAGTAGTTGAAAGTGAAATACCCGCACCAATTGGTCTATGCGCCATTATTTTATTAAATACACTTTTAGTTATTTATTAATAAATCTCTCTCCACCTGATTGATACTCCAACAGCGGTAGAATCTGAACCAATATTTGATACTCTAACTGAAAAAATCTCAGAATCTAAGGTTGAATTCATCCACTTATCATTCATCCCCCTCTTCCTGATCATCTAAACCAAGTAAAGACGCAGCAACAGCAGGTCTTATTTCGTCAATAGCATTCGCAGACTTTGCATATAAAAGTTCTTTAATCTTATCGCTAATTTCTGATGGAGATTCATCAGCAGCAAACATATCGAGTAGTTCTTCCATTTTAATTAATCAATCTTTGTTTTATTTATTAAATTTCCCCACCCTTGGGGATTTTGGGAGCTTCAACTGGTTTTTCATCAATTGAAGGATCTATGGGAACAGCACCACCGTCCCCATTAATTTGATCTGGACTCATAGGTTGACCAGTCATAGGATCTACTGGTGCATTTGGATCTGGAATAATACCATCTTCAATTTCTTTTTCGATGATTTTATCCTGCTCTCTGATATCAACATCAGTTTGACGGAGAATTTTTCTACGAACAAAATCTTGAGAGAAATATTTACCAACGTATGGTTCTGCAGTAGCAGCAAGATTTAATCTCTCCATTAAAAGTTCGGCATCTTTTAATTCAGAGAAATGATTATCATATAAGAAGTCATATTGAATATGATTTTTCATCAAATTCCAATCTTCTGGGGTAATAATATTCTTAAGAATTAGTTGAGTCTTGAGAATATCATTGAAAAGATTAGTAAATCTTTTTCTAAGTCTAGATACAAATTTAGTGAACTTAAGTTCATCACGAAGAATTTCCGAAGAACGACCGAGATTAAATCCACCTTCACCATCCATTCTTGATGGGGGAACATTCAGTGAACGATATAATTTTTTCTGGAAATAATTAATATCTGTAATTTCTCCCAAATTTTGCCCGCCAGGTAGAGTAGTAATCTCAGTTCCTCTACCACCTTCACGACGAGGAAGCCAAAAGTCCTCAAGCATACTCATAAATTTCTTATCATCACGAATTTCTCCAGTTGATGCATCATATACAAGTTTGTTACGATAACGCATCATAACATCACGAAGATATTGTTCTGCCTTCACTTTGGGAAGGTTACCAACGTCAATATAGAAAATTCTACGCTCGGGTGCGCGAGATAATCTGTAAATAACAAGAGAATCCTCAATCATTCTAAGTTGATTGAGAGATTTAATTGCTTTGTGTAGATATGAAAGAACAGTCCCTTTGTTTCTATCTACAAGTCCAGAGTTGCAATATGCTACGGCATCTTTTGCAATTTTAACATTTCCGCTACTTGTTGATGAATCTGAAATTGATCCACTTACTCCTTTTGGATTATATAAAAAGTATTCTTGAATTTTTGGAAATTCTGCAGTCATCGGATCATCAATTGACTGTCTTGAAGACATTAAAGCATTTGGATTTGCTTTCTTCTCAACTTGTCTGATGTAACGCATTTTAAGTGCGTCAATATATCTTAATTCCTGAATCCCTTCTTGTGGATTTTTTAAGTCGATTACTTTGTGATAATAAAGTCTTCCATCAACGTACCAATTTCTGTATATTTCATGAGACTTCTTTTCAAAATCCAAAAGTTCTTTGATATAATCAAATTCTTCTCTAATTTTATTTTTAATTCCATCACTTGCGTTTAAATTGGATAGCTCAATTTCCACAGGACTATCATGAGTATCCGATACAATTGCTTCATTTACAATATCTTCAATAGCTGCATCAACTTCTGGATGCAAAGCCATTTCTCTATATCTTCTAATTAGGTCATATTCAGTTCTATATACACCCTCAATATCAACGTATGAACCAAAAAATCCAGACGTTAAATAGTGATCAACCCCGTCCTCATTTGATTGAGGAACGGGGGATACTGCATTAGGTGATTGAGAATTTTCATCCTCTATAGAAAATCCAAATAGTTTTGCCATGAATAAAGTTTAGAACCGTTATTCTACTATTTATTAGATAATCTGCTGCCCAGTTTGATCGCTTAGTTCGCCAGCAGTCCACCACTGAACTTGGAATTCTACGGTGTACTCCTCAATTGTATCTCCAGTATCATATGAAAGGTCAATCTGAGATACATTGGTTGGGAAAATATCGTAGAACTTATAAGCTCTTAGTGGACTAATTGAAGTTCCATCTGCTGCTTGAGTGTTGTTGGTTGAGAATCTTCCACCACCAGCACCACGACCAAGTTGGTAAACCTCAGCATTGACCATGTATGACGTTGGGCTAGTAGCACCAGTGTTATTATCAAGTTTGCTGATTCCGTTCATCCAAAGTTCAAATGCAGATCTAAGTTTGAAGTCTTCATCGTTGATGACGGTTACGGTCCAGGTGTCGAATGTACGATCACCCGCAACTTTTAAAATACGTCCTCTAAATGGAACTTCAATCGGTGCAATGTTTGATGCTGGAAGTGCAGCAGCTTTGCATAAGAAGTTGAAAGTTCTAACCGATTCGTTATCCCAAGTGATTCCCAGGTCTG